TAAAAACAAAATTGAAAATTACTTGGTGTAGTTGTACTAGATACACTTGAACTTGGTGTTGTATATAAAAATATACTTGGGTTTAATTTTCTTTCTACATAATATTGTGAAGGTGTGCCTTTAGCTAATTTGTTTGGAGTTTGTGAATATGTAGATCTGTCTATTTTAGTTAATGCAATATCTTGAGTTTCTGTAGTTGTAGTATTATTTCTATAATATGCTTCCAACACATCACTAATATCACTTGGAAAATTTTCTGAATCTGATGCAAAATTATATTCTGCTTGTCCTAATACTAATGGAACTTTAGCTAATTTTACTTTCCATAAATGAACACCTCTATTACCCCATTCTTGAAACATAATATTTAAAGAACGTCTTGCTGATCTTAATTGATAACCAGTTCTAGTTCCTCTTACACCAGTTCTTTCAAATGCTTCTTCTATGATTTCATCTATTTGTGGATTAAATTCAGTTGTTTCAGAAGTAGGAGAAATAGTTTGAGCAGTATTACCCATACCAGATGTAGCTGTAGCTCCTGAATTATAATAAAATAATAAAGGTGCTCCGACTGTTCTTACAGGTGCAACATTAATTGTTGTCTTCGCTCCTGTAGCTCCTGGAGTTCCTGTGTGTGTAACTCCTGTTGTATATTCTGTTCCACCAGTTGTAAAAGTTCCATCTTTAGTTGTTGAAAAAGAAAATTTAAAATTAGTATTAGAACTATCAGAGGTATCAAATATAACAGTATCACCCTCTTGTAAAAATAATACAGGACTTACTTCTCCGTTAATAAAAAATTTATTAGCGGTTCCAAAAGCGTTAGTCCCCGATGCTACGGTTACTGTATAAGTTAGTGTAGCCACAATTTACTCCTACGTAAATGTTATAGTAAC